GCTCCACGACCAACGTATTATTGACGAATGTTTTCAAATGCTAACAACCCCTGGCCTGCGTAAAGCTGGTTGGTTGTATGGCATGGTATCGGTATATGGCAAGTCCCCTGATGAGTTAAAGGGATTCACCTGGACCGACGATAACCAGATCATCATCGAAAGTAAAAAACGCCCTATCCGCCCACTGCACCCACAGTGGGTTTCTCTTTTTCAGCTTAGGGAAAGGCAGCCTGTTAAAACAGAAGAGAAATGGGAACGCATGACTGACAAGCTTTCTGACAGCATTAAAAAAGGGACGATCAAGCTGACCATCCCTAATCTTTTGGTTGCCTATAAGATGCGTAAACTGATCTACGCTCCCGTCAACAAGAAGCTGCATTCAGCTTCGCAAGAGCTTTGCGTACTTTGAAGACGTTCCAACGGTAGGTGTCCCTGGAGCGTGTCTCAGGAAACGCTGCGTAATGCGTTCCAAGCTTCAGGGTGCCGTCATCACGCATGCGGAAGAGATCCTTACGATCGATTTCAAGGACTTTTTCCGCTTTGTGGACGGGAAGCCAGGTGCTGCTGGAAGCCATTGTCAAGTGTTTGTGGCTGACCTTTTCAGGTTACACATCCAGCACAAAAAGTCAATAGACTTAAGGCTTTCTTTAGGGTTCCCATTAGTTTTGTTTCAGGCTTAACCAAAGTAGAATTAGATTAACGGCAGTTGAATAATGTTTGCAAGTGCGGAAGAACCCCTCGCTTTACTTGTCGAACTAACTCCCAAACTTGCCAAAAAAAGATTTCGAGAAGAGATATACAGAGCCTGGGATTATAAATGCGGTTATTGCGGTGATGATGCAACAAGCTTGGATCATATTGTTCCAAGGTTTAAATCAGGTTCATCCAATTGTCATAACCTTCTTCCTGCTTGTCGAAAGTGTAATGCTAATAAAGGAAGCGATGACATGGACCTTTGGTACACACAACAAGATTTCTTTTGTCCTGATAAATTTAAAAAGATTAAGCAATGGATGAACAGGAATGTTGTTGCATTGTTTCCAGATGATTTAGAATACCTGAAACCTGGATTAACAGATTAAGACATGTCCGTATGGGGTGACGTACGCGTACTTTACATGAATAACCTGGGACGTGTTGCGGACCCTGGTGGATTAGCACATTATGTAAATCAAGCTGCTAACGGAAGACCTTATTCTGAAATTGCACAAGAAATGCGTAATAGCGGTGAAGGTAGAAACACCGCAAATGTTGTAAGAAATGCATATAGAACTTTTCTTGGCAGAGAGCCATCTCAGCAAGAGGTTGATTTTCAAGTTAATTCAGGGCAACCCGCCCATCAATTAGCAAAGAATATCCAAAGAAGTGGAGAAGCTGCAGTTTTTAGGCAGGCATTGGAAAGTGCTTACGTAAAAGCTTATCCAGATTTACAACAACATGTAAACGAAAACAGAGATGCTTATTCGGTTGACAAATCAATTTTTATTAATTTTCCAGGGGATTCCGATTACATTTTTGCGATTGATCATTGGAACACCTATGGCAAAAACGAAAACCGAGTAATACCTTACACCGGTTTGTTGCAGATTGATCCATCAACGGGTGATCTTGCTCTTGCTGATAGAAAATTCTATAGCAATTCAGCTTGGAATAATTTTAATAATTTAATAAACCGTTTTAGAAGTACCAGTGGTGGAAATTATAAACAGTTACTTGAAACATCTTTAGGTACTCTAGATGCTGCAGCAAAAGAAAATCTTTTAGCGCAAAATGGTATTAAAGCAATTGAAACTTATTACCAACAAAATAAAATTGGTGATCCTTGGGATGCTTCACGTTATGGTGCACAGCCTCCGGTCGGTGGTTTTGATTCAGACTATTACGCATCGCAGGCGCCACAAGCTGTAGATACATGGAACAAAGCTGTTAATGGTATTGTTGTCAGGGGTAATAGAAGCACTTTGCGTTTTAATGATTTAGATATTACCGGGCGATATACATACGACACATATTTACAACAACACTATACCTCCACAGGACGCTACGCAGGCTTAAGGGCTAATGCTGCAGTAGAACCTGAAGAAGCTAAAAACTATGTAGAAAGACTAACAGATGCCGAGCTTCAGGTCTATAGAGATCAGGTGTTAGGCCTGGACCCGGCAGGTAAAACTGTTACGTGGGAAGACGGTCAACCAAGTTTATATGAAAGTGAAGTTCAACAAGCATTCGAAGCTCGTGATGCACAAGCACAACAAACATTTGGAGCTTTAACTCAAGATGTATTGAAACAAGCAAGTCAAAAACTTATCGAACAAAAACGCAAAGAATCAAATCTATCTTTATTCAGGGGCTTGCCTGGTTTTGATGAAGTGTTTAGCATCAACCAAACACTTGCTGACTCACTACTTGGCGATAGTGGTGTAGGCGGTATTTTATCAATTGGACAAAACGTTGAAGAAACAAAAGAAGGATTAGAAAAACAACTATCAGCTTTTACTGGTATTCCTTCTTCTAATGCGACAATCTATAACTGGCAGAAATGGTTTGATAATGAATTGGTTAAACGTTACGAAACGATGACTGAAGTAATGTCGCCAGAAGATGCAACCAAAATGCTGGAGCTTGAACAAGGCTTTGCTCAAACTTTTATAGACGAATATCTTAAGCCAAGATTTGATCAATCAAAATCAATGGATGAATTTATTAGTTACATTGATGTAAAAAAGGGAGAAGAAAATATTTTTCAAACACAGTCAGCAATCACAGCATTGCAAGATGTTGCAAATGTGAGAGCAAAATTATTTTATGATCAGATTAAATCAGCAACCGGCGGAGGTTTTGATGCAAACTTTTACTTTGATCCAACAGTTGATCAAAACCAAGTAAAAACAGACATTTATCAAAAACAAAAAGATGAAGTGGCTAAAGATTGGGAAGACGCAAAGAATAGAGGAGACCAAGTAAAAATAGGTCAATACACCTGGAACCAATGGGCTTATTACTATGGTCTAAATCCTAATAATAAAGAGGATTTTGCCCGTTTACATTATCAAGTTAAAGGCATGGGCCAGGGATTTGATCCTGCTGCAGATATTGTCACACTTGATGATGCAAAAGCCTATATCAATAACGTTGTTCTACCAGCGATCCAGGAAGCAGATCTAGATATTGGTGATCAACCTTTTCTTCAATTCACAACTCCAGAAGAGTTTGCCGATGAATTACTAAAAGGTATTAGCCCAGATGAAAACGATCCTCAATGGGTTGAAATTTTAAAGATGTATGGATTAGATCCAACAGAGTCTTCTCTTGAAGAAGTTCGTGAATATATTATTGAAGCCGTCAGGACAAACCAAGCAAAAGATATCAGAGAGTCAATTAAGTATCTCAACGAAAAAAAATTAACTCCAACACAAGCAAAGCTAGGTGTCACATACATTGAAAGACCTGAAGACAAAAAAGATATCACTCCAGAAGACGAAACACCTTTATATAAAATTTTCAAAGAAGCTGGATACGCTGGTAATGAAGAAGATTTTTACAAAAATTTCATGCCAGACACAAGCCTAGAAGATCAGCAATTACTTGCAAGGGCATTGGGAGGAAAGCTAGAAGTTAATCCAGAACTTGACGCTTCTGATCCATTTGAGTCACTAGCTACATTATCCTCTTTCTTCCCCGAAACAGAAACAACAGATGACGGAGAAGAAAAGCCTACAACATCCAGCTATTTTAAACTATTTGAAGACGATGAAGCAGCAGATGAAAAGTCTGATGCCGCAAAGTCTTATCTTTCAGAATTTACATCTTTGTTCAAGGGATTTGACTAATGTCTGATAAACGTAAAAAAGCTGCTAAAGCTGCCAAGATACATAAAGATTCAATGCCTTGCAATAAACCAAGGAGAGATGTTCGAGGCGGCAAAAAATCTGTAGTAAAGGCATGCGAGGGAGGTAAAGAAAAAATCGTACGTTTTGGTGATGCAAATATGGAAATCAAACGAGATAATCCAGAGCGACGCAAAAATTTTAGAGCTAGACATAATTGTGATCAAAAAGAAAAAGGCAGTAAACTAACTGCAGGCTATTGGTCCTGCAAAGCTTGGTGACAATTATTTAGATTTTCAGTTACAATACAAATAATCATGCCTGTACGCAATGTCCGATTACTCGCGGGCAATTAAACTCATCAAACTCTATGAAGGGTTTAATGAACGGGCATACCCGGATCCAGAGACTGGTGCAGAGCCTTACAGCATGGGCTATGGCACGCAGTTTTACCCTGATGGATCTCCAGTAAAGCAAGGGAACTGTTGCACCAAGCAGAAAGCCTCTGAGTACCTTCTGAAAGAAGTACAGGTCATCGCAGATGATTTAAAAAAACTTAACCTAGGCCTCGACCACTCAATGGAAGAAGCCCTGGTATCTTTTATTCATTCAATCGGTTGGGATCCTTTTCTCTACAGTGACATAATTGATTACTGTGACAAAGAAGAATGGATTGCAGCGGCAGAAGCCATGACCCATTGGGTATTTGATAATCAGCATAAAGTCATTGGCAATCTCGTGGAACGACGCAGAGAAGAAGTGCGTCTATTCCTATCTGAAATGAATGCCAACGCTTGGACCTCAGGCGAAGTACTTCTGAAAGCATTTAGATTGTATTCTGCAACACCACATGAAATCAGGGCTATCCGAGCCCTGGAGAATCAAATTAATCCATATGTACTAGCAGAGTTCAATAATCAGTTCCACCTCACCGACGAAGATTCAAATTACGAGTCATAGGAGTAAAATAAAAGAAGCAATCGGATTACGCATGGGACAGTCTGCAGAAACAAGGGAATTTGAGATGCCCCTTCATTTGCAGCTCGCTATGCGTAGGGCTGAGCTTGAAGCACAAGAATTGACCTGGGATCAACTTGTAGTCGCACTCTTAAACCTGTATCACCAGCGGCTCCTGGAGATTCAAGCAGTAAAAGACATGCTTCAAGAAGAAGGGATTGAATTAGATTTTGATATCCCTACAGACATTGAACTCGCCCAGCTTGCAATGGCAGTGGGCGAGGATGAATACGATGAAGATGATGAAGACGGACTCTGTAGCCCGTTCTAGGGCTCGTCGTCTACCATTGAGATCAAACGATCAAGATACCACTTACATTTCCGCAGATCCTCAATACCCCCTTTATCACGCCACCTCCAAAGGTATTTGGCGCAATTACCTTGCAGGAATCCTTTATATCCTTCTGGCGTTAGCTGCGCTTCGATACCTTCAATGCATTCGATTCCTGCATTGTTGTAATGTTTGGGTTTCAAAACATTATCAAACAATTCAGGACGTTTTTCTTCTACAGCCCAGGGCACAGGACAAACACCGCCAGGGCAATCAGTAGTTGCGTCGGTATCTACCGGCTCAAACCACGACGTTTCCGAGACATCTCCATCT